TCATGCGCGTGACAAAGCCTCTCGCAGGATTTCGTTTACGTTACGCCGGATGGTGCCAGCCAATTTCACGCCAGCTCGCCGGGCCAGTTTTTCCGAAACGGCGATCGCAGAGCCGACTCGGATCAGAGCCTCGATGTTACTGGGGTCCGTTTGTGCAAATAGAACCATGAATGGGTGAGCCATCGCGAGACGGATCTCAAGCTTCTCCGCACCACCTTCAGAGGACTGCTGATCACTCACGGTAAGCCAATCACCTTCGGCTGGGTCATCGGAAAGTTCGATGTGAATGACCCAGACTTGCCCTCGGAATTTCACTGTTAACTCGCGCGTAGCGAGCGTCGGCTGCGGCGCCAAAGGCTCCTTTTGGGTTTCGACCGGTATGGCATCAGCGACACGTTGGAGCACATCCGGAATGGACTCTTCGATAACCTTTGTGGTCCGATCCAGCGCCTTGCTAGCGGCGGCTGCGCGGTCAGCTTTTGCCGCCCGTGCTTGGTAATTGTCGGCCTGCTTAAGAAGGGGCAGATCAGCACTGTCTAGGTGCTCTCGGAGCAGATCGAGAAAAGGCTGCTCATCATCGTCATTCCAACGAAACCCGTCCTTTGTATGGCTCACCTCGAACCCATCGAGTTCCAATTCCCCGAAGAGGCGCAGATGGCGGAAGCTTCCTGGGAGCTGAAAGATGTGGTGGGGGCGGTAACCATCCTCACCACTTCCTTGGATTAGCCTACCACGACGGAAAAGTGCAAAACCTGAACGAGCGTGACTTCCGGGGTCGCGAAGGGCCGCAAAACCCTTCACTTTCTGACCCTGTCCGAGGTCGAACGCAATTTCCTTTCTCCAGGTTCTAGGCTTACCGCCATCTTCCCGAGCATAGGGAGTAACAAGGATGTTTGGCGGTTCGTAGACGCAGGCCTCGCCGTTGAAGCGCAGTTCGAGTGTACCATTTCTAACAAAAACGCGGTATATGTCCGTCAGGTGTTCCCGGATCTTTCCGATGGTCCTTTTCACTGGAATGTGGTGAAGGCCCTCCAGCACGATCTCTGTGTAGTGTGCGTTCGGCGCAGCAGGTTCTTCGTGGATGTCGAGTTCCTCGATTTCGTCGTTGACGATCCGTGAAATGTCGAACTTGACGGTGCGCTCGACGGGTTCACCGACGGCCTTCGTCCGAACGCGCCAATGGCTTGAGAACCAGCATGCCGCGCTTTTCATACCCATGCCGAATTCGCTGAGGCCCGACGCATCCAACGGGACGACTGCGGGACGGAATGCTCGCGGAAACTCTGATCCAGCGATGCCTGCTGCGTTGTCCCGGATAGTGATCCGGCCGGGCGGCGCGGAATCGATCTCGATGGAAACCCTCAATCGTTGGGAGCCGCCGTCAGCCAAGTCCAGTCGATCACGACTAGAGAGGTGGCTTTGAATGGCATTGTCAACGAACTCGGCTAGCGCGAACCATGGCTTGTAGTTCAGGTAACGCAGAACCGCTAGAACACTCACACCAGGCCGAATATCGACTGTATTCACCGACAAATGGCGGCCTCCCCTTAAACGAACGCAGGCGCTTAGGCCGCCGATACAAGTTCCCGAGTAATTTTCTCGTCCCGGACATCACTGCCATTTGGCGGCACTTGTGAACTTTGAAGGCTTTGCCCAGGAAGTAAGGCCTCTGCAACCGCAGCGATGACATCGACATTCACAGCGTTGCCAAGTGCCTTGTGCGCGGCTGCCTGGTTTTCGGGAAGATGCTTCAACTGCCCCATGCTCTGAAGCCGAGCGCATTCGCGCATAGTCATGTATCGGCGCTCCCAAGGAATCACGGGCACCTGACTTGTTGTTAGGGCAACAAGTGATGGTGCAGCTGTCGGTCGCTTGGCTCGAATACCTGATGCCCGAAACTGGATGACTGACTGCCAAAGGTCGCGCGGTCCACCTTTCCAGTTCCACTCGAGCTTTTGAAAGCTAGGTGCGAAGTCCATGATCCTTGGAATCCAAGGATCAATTATGGCTTTGTGCCGGAGGTAGAAATCCCTGTTCTGCCGGATGAAGTTCTTCTTCCAGTCCGGAAAATGGGAAACCTGATCTCGCGCATACGAGGGAAGTGCAGCCTTCACCGCCTCGTGCTTCAAGCCCTCAAGCGAGCGCCCCAGCGCCCCCGTAAATGCGCCCATTCGATTGAGCCCGATGGCATGGGGCGTACTATCAAGGTAAGGGTATGTTGCGCCGAACTCCATTGCCCATATTGGGAATGATGGCAGTTGCTCGTCTTTCGGCAGAGCGTCGATGAGCGATTGCCACGTTTCAAGATATTGAATGAAGCGAGGACCGAGCGGTCGAGCCTCTTTTGGTTTCTCGTCCAGGACGCTCTTGATCGTGACTTGGTCAAGTTGGTGGGTCGGCTCAGGCCATGAAAAATGCCTTAGACCTGTCCTTGATCCAACGATAATTGCGCGCTCTCGTACTTGAGGCACACCAAACATGAATGGCGAGAGCTTTTTCTTGTCGACTTCATATCCTAGCTCTTCGAGTCGCACCTTGATTTTACCCCATGTCCTCCCGCCGTCGTGCCGCAGAAGATTAGGCACGTTCTCGATCAGCAGATAGGAAGGCTTGTGCTTGTCGAGAATTTCAAGAACGTAATTGAACAAATCACCCCACTGTGGGCAGTCAAAACCAAGTTGCTCACCTGCTTTAGAAAATGGCTGACAAGGGAAGCCAGCACATAGGATGTCGTGAGGCGGCACATCATCAATCGCTTCACGGATATCTCCGTGCGGACGAATGCCAAAGTTCTTTTCGTAGAGGTCGGCAAGCCCGCTATTGAGTTCTGAAGCGAATACACAAGTGTGTCCAAGACCCTCAAGCGCCTGATGAAAACCACCCAGGCCCGCGAAGAGATCGGCGAATTTCAAGTTTCCCATAGCTTAATTGTCCAAGGGAAGAGCGAGTTGGCGCGTGGCGTGCTTTTCCAGCAAGTCTTTAACCGCGACATTCAATATGTACTGCAAGGAGAGAGGCGGGCGGTGGCCCTCAGCCATGGCGCGCAAGGCGTCGTAGTCTTCCACCTCGAGCGAGATGGACAAACGCTTCTTTGAACTAGACATGCCCACACCGCACCTGTTTGCACCAGAGTGCACCAAAATGGCCGTCTTGTCGATCCTTGATTGCCCTCCCATGACCAAACCCCGAGAGCAACATCCCTTCCAACGAGGGCATCGTTCATCAGCCATACGGAGCCAGTTCCTCATCCAAGTTGCTCCTGCTGTTCGAGCCATTCCATGGGGAACGGCTTCAGCGCCCGTTCCAGCGACACATCCCGCCCCTGCGTCCCGCAAACTATCGCTTCCACGATGTCGGGCGAGAGCAGTGTCAGGCGCAGGATGCGGGTCATGTAGGACTGTGCGATGCCCTCGCGCTTGGCCAGTTCGGCGATGGTGGCGTACTCGCCCGACTCCAGCAGGCGCTTCCAGCGGAACGCCCGCGCCAGCGCCTTGACCAGTGTATTGTCCGTCCGGCGTGGCGGCGATGCACCGTTCGGCAGTTGCATTTCTTTCCGCCCGCCGCGCTTCACGACGCGGAACGGTACGTGGAGCGTCACCGTCTCGGGGATCGGAGCCGCGCGGGTCATGCGGCTTCCCCAATGCCCCCGGCCAGCATCTCGCGAGCCAGACCTCCGAGCCCATCGACGCGCAGTCGGACATTCAGACCATCTATGCCGATTTCGACGCGCTCGACCAGCAGCGCTACGATGCGAGCCTGTTCGGCGGGGAAGAGTTCGTCCCACAGCGGGTCGAACTTTTGCAGGGCCTCGCGGGCGTCGGTCTCTGTGATATCGGCAGCCTGCGTTCGCGCGGCTTTCCAGGTGCCCGCGACGATCTCGGGTTGGTGGAACGCGGCGCGGAGCCGGTTGATCACGGCCGCTTCGACCTCGCCTGCGGGCACGCGGCCGACCGGGCAGGATCCTGCGCCATGCTTCAGCACCGTCTGGCTGACATAGTAGCGATAGAGTCGCCCACCCTTGCGGGTGTGCGTCGGTGAGAACGCGGCGCCATCGGGACCGAAGAGAAGCCCCTTCAGCAGCGCGGGTGTGTCAGCCCGGGTCCGCGCGGCACGCTTGCGCGGGCTCTCCTGCAGGATGGCGTGAACCTTGTCCCAAGTCTCGCAATCGATGATCGGGTCGTGCTCGCCCGGGTAGCTGTCGCCTTTGTGGACCGCCTCGCCGATGTACGCGCGGTTGGACAGCATCCGATAGAGGTACTTCTTGTCGATCCTGTTGCCGCGTGGCGTGCAGAGGCCCCGCGCGCCTACCTCGCGTGCCAGCAGCGTGCAGGAGCCGATTTCGATGAACCGAGAGAAGATCCAGCGCACATGCGCGGCGTTGTCCTCGTCGACCAGCAGCTTCCGGTTTGCCACCAGGTAGCCGAAGGGCGGCACCCCGCCCATCCACATCCCCTTCTTCCGGCTGGCGGCGACCTTGTCGCGGATGCGTTCGGCGGTCACCTCCCGCTCGAACTGGGCGAAGCTGAGCAGGATGTTCAGCGTCAGCCGCCCCATGGAGGTCGTCGTGTTGAAGGATTGCGTCACCGAGACGAAGGTCACGCCGTTCCGGTCGAACACCTCGACCAGCTTGGCGAAGTCGGCGAGCGAGCGGCTAAGGCGATCGATCTTGTAGACCACCACCACGTCGACCAACCCGTCCTCGATATCTGCCATCAACCGCTTCAGGCCGGGGCGCTCAAGAGTGCCGCCGGAGATGCCACCGTCATCATACTGGTCGCGGACGAGCACCCAGCCCTCGGAGCGCTGGCTGGCGATGTAGGCCTCGCAGGCCTCGCGTTGCGCGTGGAGGCTGTTGAATTCCTGCTCCAACCCTTCCTCGGAGGATTTCCGGGTGTACACTGCACAGCGTAGCTTGCGGACGAGCTTCGTTTTTTCGGGCGGCTTCGTCATGACCGCCCCCTGTGGTTCTTGAGGCCGAAGAACACCCAGCCGTTCCAGCGGGTGCCAGTGATGCCGCGCGCGATGGCAGACAGCGACTTGTAGGGCCGCCCCTGCCACTCGAAGCCATCGGCGGTGACGGTGACGACATACCCGACGCCCTGCCATTCGCGCAGGAGGCGTGTGCCTGTGATGGGGCGGTCGCGGTCGAGGCGCATTCCGCGCTTCTTCTTGTCGCCGCCGTCCAGTTCTTCGCCCAGTCTTTCCAGCCGCCGGACGGTCTCGGGCTTCAGCCCGCCATAGGCGAGTTCCTGGATCCGGTAGGCCAGGCGGGATTCAAGGTAGCGCCGGTTGAACGGCGGCGGTTCGCTGTCGAACAACTCGCGCCACTGCTTTTTCAGGTCGGGCGTCGGTGTGGTCTTCAGCGCGGCCAAGCGCGCGGGGATGGGGTCGTGTGTCGTCATGCGGTCTCCGTTGGCTACTGGGTTGCATGACGGCATCGGTCGGCCGGATAGTGTAGGTGAATTTCTCTAGTATCGTCAGTAGGTTCGTCCTGAGGTTCGTCCTGTTGGCGTTGCATCAAGCGCACCAGCCCGAGGGCGAGCAGCCCGCACAATTCGGCGCGGCGCTCGGCGGGCGTCATCTGGTCGGGTGACAGTGGATTGGGGCGTTTCATGCGAGCAAGTCCGTGTTGGCTTGCCTTGCCTCTACTCAGGCGAACCGGAAAACGTCCCGCAGGTTAAGATGGCGGTTATGCACAAGGCCGGACTCGACTCATGGTTGATTCATCGTTTAGAACATAATCAGAACAGGCCGGCCATTTGCGAGGTATTCCCGTGGGTTCCGATCTCAAGAAATTTGTTAATCCGAAGTTTCTCAAAACCATTGATCCGGCCTTGATGCGGGCGTTGTTCGTTCGGCACTTCGGCGAGGATGAACTGCCTGTGTCATTCGAGGGAGAGGCCCCAACCATTCGCGCAGCTCTGGCGGCGCATTTCGAAGGAACCGTTGCCGGTTGGAACGCCGGAATGGTCGCCGATTTGCATCGCGTTGCCGAGCTTGGAACTAGCGAGGGCATGCAGCTTATTCTGAACGAAGCCCGTCGTCGTGGCGTGGTTCTTTATCCCGAGCCCGAAACTGACGATGCCGAGGCAGCGCCCATTAGCCACGATCCCAAACACGTCGCGCTTTACACCTACCTGCTGCATCACCGCGTTTTCGAGGCCGCAGCCGACTTCCATGCGCTTCGTGCGCCGACCTCGCCCGCAGAGTTCCGCGGGCCGGAACGCGACTTGGGAGCGGACCTGACCGAAGAAATGACCGAGGCTTTCAAGGCTGCAGTGATCAATCTGTTCTCGCAGGATCTGCAGGGTCAATATTGCCGTCTTGGGCCCTATGAGGAAGATGGCGAAATCAACCTGGTCATCAGCCACGGGGCGCAAGTCACCACAACGCCGGTGATCACGGGCGACCGGGAAGAGATCATCACCCTTCGCGCGGTGAAATATGCAGTGCTGCGCTACTCCCCAATTGAAGGACGCCTGTTCGTGGGTGGCGTGGTCAAGGCGCAGCAAGGCGAGATCGCCGAGCTTTTTGCCCGGCATATCCTGAGGCGGCCAGGCTTCTTCTCTGGGCGGGACGCGCGCGATCTCTATACGCTCGATCCGATCAGCGATGCCGGGCCCGATTTCGCGTTCCAGCATCGCTATGACGAGACCATCAAGGAGGTGCGGATCGTTACCGCCGCCGCTGACCTCTTCGAGTGGGATGAAGAGGATCAGCGCTGGCGTCATGTGCGCAGTTGGGAATCGAAAGACGCGTCCGGCGGTGCGCTCACGCACTTCCGGGGCAGCGAGGTGCGGTTCGGCCGGGGATGGCGGTTGGGCGAGATCACCTTCCGGGTCGCATTCGAAACCGGTGCAAAGCGACCGGCACAGGTCACAGTGCGGCTGAAACCGCCAGGGACGCTCGCCTTCCGCCGGACGCGGTTCGAAAAGGCGATCCACACGCTGGTTCAGCGCAATGGGCTAGAGAAGGACCGCGATGCTGGCATGGTTGTGGACGCGGCTGAGTGAGGGCGGCGCTCGGGTCGCGATCTCGGGCCGGGCGCTGAGCCGTTTTCCCGCAAACGACATTGAGCGCCTCTTGCGGGCGCAGGTGCTGATTGAAGAGCGCAAGGCCGATACCTGGTCGGTCTGTGCCGAGTGCGACTGCGGGCTAGACGCGCGCCCCGTCGAACAATTGGGTGATGCGTTCCGGGCCTGCTGCCCGCACGATCAGGCCGAAGACATGATCCTCCAGAAGGACGATCTGCGCCGCTTTTCGGTCGACGTCGACCGGCTTGTGACCCGGATTTCTGCCAGCGGGAATCTTGGCGGCGCGGTCGCCCGCATTGCTGAAGGCGTCTGGCTGATGGGGGACACCCCGTCCGGGCATGCCGTGGTCCTGTCATTCGATGCTGAAAATCTGGTTGCGCCGGGCGCGGTAATGGCGATCAGGGCGGCCGTGGGGCCGAAACCGATCATGGCAATCGTCCACGACCTTTCCCTGACAATCGCTGTCAGGTTGCGGGAGGTCGGGGTCGAGCCCCACGAAATTGCGGCGGTTTTCAAGGCGGGGTCGGATGGCGTGGAACGCCTCGTCCTTGATCCGCCATCTTCAGTGCCGCGCCTCGTCGTGAAGCTTTCGGCGCAGTCGATCACTCTCGACGGGCGTCGGCTCGACCTGCCGACACAGATGTTCGCACTGTTTCGTCTGCTGATCGAGCAATCCTCCAAGCGTGATCCAGTCCTGAAGAACCAGGAGATCGAGACGCAGACCGGCCGGCCGCCCAACCAGATCATCCGAGACCTTCGGAAAGCGCTGGTCAGTTGTGGGCTGACCAGCGACCAGGCAAAGGCGTTGGTCGCGACAGTACATGCTCGCGGCTACCGGCTCGGCCTTGCCCAAGCCGAAGTGGTCGTCGAGCCCTGAGGCCGCCACACACAATCCACACATAACAAACACACGGCAATCACACCGGCAGCGGCGGGCTGAGCGGCACATTCGGAACCACAGCAACATGTTCCGAGGTGCTCCCGCATGCTTCCGCCGATTTCCCCCTCCGACCTTGCCACACTGATCGACGAAGCGGCCTTTGCCGCGCGCCGCCTGCATCGCAAGCTGGTGCTGCCCGCCGCCGATCTCGACGATCTCTGCCAAGACCTGCTGGTCGACCTGATCTGTCGGTTGCCGGGTTTCGACGCTCGCCGTGGCAGCATCGGCGCCTTCGCCAACATCGTCCTGCGCAACCAGTCCTCGCGGATCGCGATCCGCCATCACCGCCAGCGCCGCGCACAGGGTGGCACGGTTCTGTCGCTGGATGCGCCCGTTTCCGGCGGCACCGAGTCGCTGGGTTGCATGCTGGCAGAGGCGGACAGTCTGGCCGCCTGGCATGGTCAGGACCGCTCCGCCGTGGAAGATGCCGAGACCCGTCACGATCTCGCCCGGGCGCTGGGCGACCTGCCGGAGGATGCCCGCGGGCTTTGCGCGGCACTTGGCACCTGCGCTGTCGCGGAGATTGTCGAGCGTACCGGCACCTCCCGCTCCGCCCTCTACCGCCACATCGCCCGCCTGCGGCTTGACCTCGCCATGCGCGGGTTCGGGGCGGAGTGGGACGCCTCGTATGCGGCGTGAGTAGAGGACCGACATGGAGATGATCGTCATGCCCCTCACCGAATTCACGCCCGCAAAGGCCCGGCCGCTTACCGACATCGAGTTCTGCGCCTGGATCGGCCAGGCCATGCCGGGCGACCGGCTTGAGTATCATCCCGGCTTTCTCGGAATCGATACCACGGCGGTGATTTCCACCTTGCCGGAACCAGATCGCCGCAGGCTCGGAGCGCTGGCCAGTGCCGCCCACCGCGCCTTCGAGGCCGCGCTGGTGCATCTGGTGCAGGTCCGGGTCGGCCCCGACCGCTTCGCCTATCTGGCCATCGCGCGCACCAAGCCGCGCCATGCGCCGATCCCGCTTTCCCAACTCATCGCGACAGAGGAGGCCGCCTGATGCGCGCCGTGCTTGCCTGGATCGGGGATTGGCTCCCGCCGTCCCTCTACTTCGCCATCGCCGGAAAACCGACCGAAACCGCGACATCGGAGCCGCTGCCCGCCCGGCTGCCGAACCTGATGGCGCGGCTGCGCCGTGCCTTCCACAGCCTGGACGACCTGCCGGATGCAATCCCTGCGCCCTGGCGCGAGGGGAATGAGACCGAACCGCTGCTGATCGAGCTGGCGACCATCGACGACGTCGCTTTCGCTGTCGTGGCGGCGAATGCCGACGTGTCGGCCGCGATCCGCCGCTCCTCGGCGCTCGAACGGCTCCACCGCCTGGCCCGCGAGGCCGGGGCTCTCGGCACGGACCGCGCCGTTGACGCGGCCCTGAAGCGGGAGGGGCGCTGATGGCCATGCCGTTCCCCAGCACCGATACGCCGACCGAGGGGCGCGACGGCAACATGCCGACGTTCGATGACCTCGATCGGCTGTCCATCGGCGAGATCGCCGACATGCCGCCCGACCTGCTGTTTGCGCTGCAGGAAGCAGCAGCGACCGAGACCGCCCGGGTCAAGCGCCTGAAGGACCGTTTCGAGGCGGCACTGGCGCAGCGCTATGGCACAGCGACCGAGGCCGAGCGTTCAGCACAAGGCAAGACCTCCGGCACCGTCCGGATCGAGGATACGGGCGTGGTGGTGATCGCCGACTTTCCGAAGAAGGTCACGTGGGATCAGGACCGGCTGGCCGCGATAGCAACCCGGATCCGCGAGGCGGGCGACGACCCGACCCAGTACCTGGAAATCGCCTATCGCGTGCCGGAACGCCGTTTCGGGGCCTGGCCCGACGCCATGCGCGAGGGCTTCGCCGCCGCCCGGTCCGAGACCACCGGCAAACCCGTGTTCCGGCTCGAGACCCGAGACCGGTGACGCGCGGCGGCGGGACGCCCGAGCGGCAACGCCGGGCAGGTTCCCCTTCGGCACCCGGTCACCCCTGCCGCCGCGCCCTTTCAATCCTTCGGAGAACCCCATGGCCTTCCGCATCATCACCGCCGACGAACGCCTCTCGGCCGCCGAAAACAAGACCTCGCTCGCCATCTTCGGCCCACCGGGCGTGGGCAAGACCACGCTTCTGAAAACCCTGCCCGCCGAGGAAACCGTCTGCCTCGACCTCGAGGCCGGGATGAAATCGGTGCAGGACTGGCGCGGTGCGTCGATCCCGGTGCGCAGTTTCACCGATTTCCGCGACCTTGCGGTGCTGATCGGCGGGCCGGACCCGGCGCAGCATCCGCAGTCCTGGTACGGGACCGAACGGCATGCGTGGCTGCAGGCCCAGCACCGCGACAGCGGCATCGAAGCCTTCCTTGCCTCGCGCCGCATCGTCTTCGTCGACTCGATCACCGATCTGACGCGGCAGGCGATGGCCTATGCCCGCCAGCAGCCCGAGGCCTTCTCGGACCGGACCGGCAAGCCGGATGTCCGAGGCGCCTATGGTCTTCTGGGGCGTGAGGTCATTCAGGCGCTGAAGCACCTCCAGCACGCGCGCGGCAAGACCGTGATCTTCGTCGGCGTGCTGGAAAAGGTGACCGACGACTTCGGTACCGTCACCTGGCAACCGCAGATGGAAGGCAGCAAGGCCGGGCGGGAGTTGCCGGGCATCGTGGACCAGGTGGTGTCGATGCACCTCTTCGCCCGCGATGCCGAGGGTGGTTGGGTTCTGGACGAGACCGCCACCGACCGCCGCCTCGTCTGCAAGTCCGGCAACCCCTGGCGCCTTCCCGCCAAGGACCGTTCCGGCCGTCTCGACCTGACCGAACCGCCCGACCTTGGCGCGCTGCTCGCCCGGATCGACGGCCGCGCTCCCCATCAACCCGCTTTCGCCTCCTGATCCCTGAAAGGACATGATCCCATGAGCTACGATCTGAACGACGCCCAGCCGCAGATGGCCCCCATCGGCGAACTGATCCCGGACGGCACCTTCGCAAAGGTGCGCCTGACCATCCGCCCCGGCGGCGTGAACGGCGCGACCCCGGCGGATGCGGGGCTTCTGAAGGCCTCGCAATCGAGCGATGCCCGGATGCTCGACTGCGAATTCACCGTGGTCGACGGCCCGCATGCCCGCCGCAAGTTCTGGCAGAGCTTCACCGTGGCGGGCGGCAAACTGGACGAGAAGGGCCAGTCCATCGGCTGGAAGATCTCGAAATCCACCTTTCGCGCCATCGCCGACAGCGCCCTTGGCCTTGATCCAAGGGACGAAAGCCCCGCCGCCAAGGCCAAGCGGATTCTGCCCGGCCTGCGGCATCTCGAGGGCATCGTCTTTGCCGCCCGCATCATGGTGGAGCCCGCCTCCAACCCGCAGTACCGCGACCAGAACCGCATCGCCAACGTCGTTCTGCCCGACGAGCCGCACCATGCCGCCATCATGCGCGGCGAGACCGTGCCTCCGGAGCCCGTCAATGCTCCGCCGCGCAAGGCCGCGAGCGCCGCGGCGCCGGGCTGGCAGGCCCCGGCACCGGCCTGGGGCTCGGCACAACCGTCACCCGCGGCACCGAACTGGGGCGCGGCACCGCAGCCTTCGGCGGCACCGGCGCCCGCCTGGGGGACGCAAAACGCCCCGGCCGCTCCGCCCGCGCCACAGGCCCCCGCGCCCGCCGCGCCGGGCACCCCCGCCATGCCCGCCTGGCTCAATGGCTGAGGCGCGGCGGAAACGGCGGTCGGGTGGTTCCGCAGGTTCACCCACCGCTGAGACCGATGGGGCTGGGCCGGGCGACCGGCCCATGACCCCGGACGAATGGCAGGCGCATGTAACGCGCGCCGCTGCCCTGGAGATCGGAAAATGGCTCGAGGCACGAGGAAGACTGCACCAACCCATCGCAAGCCTTACCCTCGGCGACCTCGAGGCCATGGCGGTGAACGCCATCTCGCGCTGGATCGTGATGCAGTCGGAACGGCTTCACCGACAGGACTGGCCGCAGGACGACCCGATCGTGACGCTCTTGCTCGGGTAGCGCTTTGCGCTGTCTGCGCCCGGGAGGCCCGCGGCTTCGGCTACGTCCACCGTCTCCAGCACGACCGCTATCCCTATCACCGCTTCTGCTCGCTCCGCTGTCAGGACGTGGGCAGCACAATCGCTCAAAGGAACAATGGCATGATCGACAAGACTGCCCGCGAGGCACAGGCCATTCGCGATGCCCGGGTGCTGTTTGCCGAAGCGCTGACCGACCTTGGCCTGATGGCGCCTTTCTTCAACCGCTCCGCCGCCGATATCGACCGGCTGATCGAGGCGGCCGTCACCGGCTACGTCGACAGCATGCTGGCGCAAGGCGCGCACAAGGAGCGGACCGGCACGGCCCATGACGACCCGATTCCGTTCTGAGGGGGCCGTCATGATCGATCTAAACAATGAGGACGCCCCCTGGGCCGACCTTCTCGTCGCCGCGACGGCGAATGCCATCACCGACTTCGAGGTCGAGTTCTGCGACAGCCTGCGCCAAAGGCTAGAGAGGTTCGGAGCGCGCGCCCGGCTGACGGAAGCCCAGCATCACAAGCTGACCTGCATCGCGCAGGCCGGCGGGTTCTGGGAGCGCGACCAATGATCGACCTGAACCACGGTTCCGGCTGCAACTATGGCGAGGCTGCGCCGCGTCCACCGGTCGCCGCCGCCGTCTCGTACGCCATCGATGCCGCCCTGACGGCGCGCAATCGCGCCGAGCGTCCCCGCACCTATGTCAGCTCCTCGGGGTTGGGGCGCGACTGCCTGCGCCAGATTCAGTACGATTTTCTCGCGGTGCCCAAGGATGCGGGCCAGGAGTTCGAACCGCGCATCCTGCGGATCTTCGAGGCTGGCCACCGGGCCGAGGACATCGTCGCGGGCTGGTTCCGGATCGCCGGGTTCGACCTGCGCACGGAACGCCCCGATGGTCGCCAGTTCGGCTTCGAGTCCATGGCGGGTCGGTTCAAGGGCCATATCGATGGCTGCTTCGTCTCGGGCCCCGTCGCGATGGACTATCCCGCGCTTTGGGAGAACAAGGCGCTCGGCGCTTCCAGTTGGAAGGATGTGGTCAAGCGCGGCGTCAGCATCGCGCGGCCTGTCTATGCCGCCCAGATCGCGCTTTATCAGGCTTACATGGACCTGCCCAACCCGGCGCTGTTCACCGCGCTGAACCGCGACACGATGGAATTGCACGCGGAACTCGTTTCGTTCGATGCCCGCCTTGCGCAGGAGATGTCGGATCGCGCCGTCACGGTCGTCCAGGCCTCGGCAGCGGGCGAGTGGCTGCCCCGGATGGCCACCGAGCCGACGGCGGTCGTCTGCCGGGGCGGCATGGCCGGTGGGAAGTGGCACGCGCCCTGTGCTTGGGCGGAGCGGTGCTGGAGGGGCGGCGGTGTCTGATTTTGTCCCCTCGGCGGCGCAGGCCGCCGCCATCGCCGAAGTCCGCGACTGGTTCGAAAACCGCACCGAGGATCAGCAGGTGTTCCGGCTCTTCGGCTATGCCGGGTCGGGCAAGAGCACGGTCCTGAAATTCGCTCTCGACGACCTCGGACTGTCACCCCACCGCAGCGCAAGGGACGGCAGATGCGTGCCGGGCGTCGTCACCGCGACCTTCACGGGCAAGGCCGCACTGGTCCTGAGCCGAAAGGGCACGCCCGCCCGCACCATCCACAGCCTGATCTATTCGGTGATCGAGGCGACCGAGGAGGAAATCGCCGCCGCTGCCGCCAAGGTTCAGGAGGCCGAAACCGCCGCGCGCAAGCTGACCGGTTTCGACAGGACCGCGGCCGAGGCGGGGATCGAGGCGATGCGCCAGGCGCTGTCCGCGATGAAACACCCCCGCTTCGCCCTGAACCCGCAGAGTGATGCCGCGGATGCGCGGCTGATCGTGCTGGACGAGGTGTCGATGGTGGGCGAGGAGATGGCCCGCGACCTGATGAGTTTCGGCAAGCCGATCCTCGTCCTTGGCGACCCCGGACAGTTGCCACCGATCAAGGGCGAAGGGGCCTTCACCCGTGACGCGCCCGACGTGATGCTGACGGAGATTCACCGTCAGGCGGCCGAAAGCGCGATCATCCGTCTGGCCACCATGGCGCGGATGGGAGATCCCATCGGCTTCGGGATCTACGACGCCCATGTCGCCAAGCTGCGCAAGGGCGACATCACGCCGGATCAGGCGCTGCGCGGCGGGCAACTGATCTGCGGGCTGAATGCGACGCGCTTCCAGCTGAACAACGCGATGCGCGCGGCGGCAGGACTGGGCGGGACGTATCTGCCGACCGGCGGGGCGGAAAAGATCATCTGTTTGAAGAACGACAACTCGCTCGGTCTGATCAACGGCATGTTCCTGACCCTCGAGGATATCGTCGATGAGAGTAGCCTCTACTTCTCGGCCGTGGTGCATGACGAAGACGGGCGACGCGTGACGCCATTCGACAGCGACGGCCGTCCGGGCCGGTTGCGCATCTACAAGGGGCATTTCGAGGATCACGTCGCCTACGATGCCAAGCGCCATGACCGCGACTGGCGGGAAAAGCGCAAGCTGACCGAGGCGACCTTCGGCTGGGCGATCACCGCCCACAAGGCGCAAGGGTCGCAGTGGGAGAACGTGATCGTCTGGGACGACGGGCTGGGTCGCAGCGAGATGGACCGCCGCCGCTGGCTCTACACCGCCATCACCCGCGCCGAGCGCGGGCTGGTCCTCCTTGCGTGAGGGGGCGCGATGATCGATCTCAACGATATCGCAAGGCCGAAGGCACGCCACGATCTGGCTGCCGTGAAGGATCGGCTGGCGGCGACCGCAGGCGACTGGCTTCCCGGCATATTCCCGGAGGCGCGGCTTGCGCGCGACCGTCGCAGCCTGAGATGCGCTGACCTTTCCGGCCGGCCGCCGCGCAAGGAGGGGTCGTGCACCATCCACCTCGATGGGCCCTATGCCGGCTGGGGTTTCGACTATGCCACCGGTGAAAGCGCCGGGCCCATCGATCTGATCGCGCAGGCGACGGGGCTGAGCGACGGCGCGCTTTTCGACGAAGCGGCGCGGATTGCAGGTATGGATCGCCCCTCGCCCCAATCCGCGCCGCGCCCGAAGCCCGATCATTCAACTGAGGTTATGCGCCTGGTCGATGGCGCCCAGCCGCTCGCCGGAACCGTAGGTGAGGCATACTTGCAAGCACGGGGCCTCTGCGATCCGGGATGCCCGGATCTGCTCTTTCACCCCGACCTGCCAGATTTCGACACGCGGCGTGGATGGCCGGGGCTGATCGCGTTGCCTCGACTGGCGGACGGCACCCGCGCGCCAGGCATCCACAGGACCTTCCTTTTGGACGATGGCAGCGCCAAGGGCCCGGCTGGCAAGAAGATGTTGGGTTCGGTGGCCGATGCGGCCGTGCGCCTGTTCGCAATGCCTGCGGATGGCCATCTTGGCATTGCCGAAGGGATCGAGACTGCCCTGGCGGCGCATGCCCTGTTCGGCACCGCCGTCTGGGCGGCGCTGTCCGCGGATGGCCTCGCGCGCTTTCGCTGGCCCGAGGGCACGGCGCGGGTCACGATCTACGCCGATGCTGGCGATGCCGGTCGGCAGGCGGCCGCCACGCTCTCGGACCGGCTGAACCGAGCCGACATTCCGAACGAGATCGTGGTCCCGCTGCATGGCGACGACTTCAACGACGATCTCATGCGTGGCGCACGCGCCGAGGACTATGGCCCGCGCCAGGAGCTTCCGTCCGAAGACCTGCCTGCAGAGACAGAGCATTTGCCGTCTGCGGGCGACATGATCGCTAACCTGGTGGCGGCCGCCGATGCGCTGACCAACCCGCCCGATATCTCTGCCCTTGGCGAGCTTCTGGGCCGCATTGCCCTCGCACGGCTGGACCCGTTGCCCGCGCGCCAGATCCTCGCCCGCATCAAAACCACGACCGGCATCGCCATGTCGATCCTCGACAAGCAGCTGGTCGAACTGGTGAAGCGCGTGAACGCCTCGGGCGATCCCCATGCGCGGATCGCCAAACCTGCCTGGTTCAACCGCATGCGACAGGATCTGGCGGGAACGCCCGAGCGCAACGAGGCCAATGTCATCATCGCACTGACGTCCGACATCGCCTTCGCGGGCGTGCTGGCCTTCGACGAATTCTCCCAGGAGATCGTCGTGCGCCAACCGCTGCCATGGGATGCCGCGACAGGCCCGTTTCCCCGCCCGTGGGAGGACGCCGACGATGTCCGGACCGCGGAATGGCTGCAGCTGCGCGGGGTCAATGTCGCGCCGCTCGTGGTCGGCCGTGCCGTTGGCGCCGTCGCCCGCGAACACCGCATTCACCCCGTCCGCGACTGGCTGGAACATCTTCGCTGGGACGGCATCCCCCGGATCGAGACCTGGACCAGCAGCTACCTCGGCGCCGCACCGACCGCGTTCCATCATACCGTCGGCGCGCTCTGGCTAATCTCGGCCGTGGCGCGCATCTTCCGCCCCGGCGTGAAGGCCGATCACATGCTGATCCTCGAAGGCCCGCAGGGCGCGCGCAAATCGACAGCCATCAAGGTGCTGGCGGGTGAAGCCTGGTTCACTGACGAACTCCCCGAGCTTGGGTCCAAGGATGCCGCCATCCACATGCAGGGCGTCTGGATCGTGGAAATCGCCGAACTCGACGCCATTGGCCGCGCCGAGGTCTCTCGCATCAAGGCCTTCCTGACCCGCACCACCGACCGCTTCCGCCCGCCGTACGGCCGCTACACAGTCGAGGTGCCGCGCCAATGCGTATTCGCGGGCACCGTGAACCCCGACACCTATCTGCGCGACGAAACCGGCAACCGCCGCTTCTGGCCGCTCCGCTGCGGGACCATCGACATCGCGGCGCTGGCCCGCGACCGGGACCAGCTCTGGGCCGAAGCCGTCCATCGCTTCCGCGAAGGTGCGATCTGGTGGATCGACGATCCGGCGTTGCTGGCCGAAGCTGCTACCGCGCAGGAAGCGCGCTATCAGGCGGATGCCTGGGACGCCCGTATCGACCGGTGGCTGACGCACGACACCCGCAGCGTCAATCGCGGCCATGCGGGCTATGAGGACTGGCAGAACGAAGAGGTTGAGCGTCCAGAGCCTATCCGTGATGTGTCGGTGGGCGAGATCCTTGAAAGTGCGCTCGGCATCGAGCCCGCGAAATGGACGAAGGGCGATCAGATGCGTGTGGGAGCATGGCTGAAATCGAGGAACTGGGAGCGGTACCGCAGTGGCGCGGGCGCGACCCGCGAATGGCGCTACCGCAGGCCGCAGGGCGGCGGCTGAAGGTAGCTGCAACATGTCCAGCATCGAGAGGGCACCCGTTCGGGTGCCCTTTTGCGTCTTGGCCTTGTCCCACTTCGGGCCTTGTCCCACTTCAAGCCCAAGGTGGGACAGAAAAAGCCTTTCAAGATCAATGCTGTCCCACCTGTCCCACTTGGACCGCCAACTTCTCCCTTTCCTATACGGAGCGCATGATTTCCGGTCGACGTCATTCTTCTTTATGCGACGTAGGGAAAAAGGTGGGACAAGTGGGACAGGTGGGACAAGCATTGTTCTGAAAGGAAAATTTGACGTCCCACTTGAGCGGTGAAGTGGGACAGCCCAAAGCGAGGTGGGACATGGATGCGGTCGGGCGCATTTTCCTTGATCGAGTGCCTGCAACGTGATTCCCTGCTCATGACCAAAGCCGAAGGCCCACGATCCAGGTGAGCCTTCATCATGACCCCGAACTCCGAAGTGCCGGACCAGCGCCTTGAACAGGGGCGCCTTGCTGTACTCTGCATCCTCGCCCTCGATCTCGGCACATCGACCGGATGGGCGATCCGCAGTCATGACGCCCTGATCACCAGCGGCACCGTCTCGCTGCGTCCCGGCCGCTTCGACGGCGGTGGCATGCGCTACCTGCGCCTCACCAACTGGCTGACCGAGATCGACCGACTGTCCGGACCAATCGCGGCTATCTGGTTCGAGGAAGTCCGTCGCCATGTCGGTACGGACGCTGCCCATGTGTATGGCGGTCTGATGGCCACCCTCACGGCATGGGCCGAACTGCGCGGCATTCCTTATCAGGGCGTTCCGGTCGGCACGATCAAGCGCCATGCCACCGGGAAGGGAAATGCCGACAAGGATGCAATGGTCGCCGCTGCGCGGGCCCGAGGCTTCAGTCCGGCCGATGACAACGAAGCCGATGCCATCGCTATCCTGCACTGGGCGATCGAGACGAACGGGGGTGTCGCATGAGGTGGCATCCGAGGGGCTACGGCGGCCAACGCCGGGATCCCGAGCAGGTCAAGCGGGATGGATGGCAGGAGCAGGGACTGCTGGCGATTTCGGCGGATGATCCGCGCCTGACGTGGCCCGAGCGAGAACTGGTGCGTGAACTGGGCGAAAAGCTTTATGAGCCGCGCATGGCCGAACGTGAGGTCGCAAATGGCTGACTGAACGCTTGCCATGGTCGAGGACCGGCTCGAGCGTGCCGCCGACGTGTTCCGGTCGCTCCCCGAGGTGAAGCCGCAGGGTTACTTCAACGCGTGGCCTGAGTACTTCCACACCTTCGCCGATCAAGTCGGCCAGGAGCCTCGGATGCGACGGCCGAAGCCAGGCCCGCGTGACATCACGCAGGCCGAGGATACTCTCCTCTGGCTGCGCTGGCTGGACCCCGCCGACGTCCGCCTCTTGTGGCTTCGCGCGAACCGCAAGCCTTGGAAGCCGATCTGCTGGGAGTTGGGCATCAGCCGCGCCACGGCCAACCGGCGCTGGCAGTACGGCATCGCGGTCATCGTCTGGCGATTGAATGGGAAACGGGTGCCATCTAGGCGATCTATCGACTATATCGTGCGAGTAGCTGGCTGAGCACGGGAAGATAGATTTGTTCGCGTTCGTTGACGAAACTGGGAATACTGGCTCGAACATCTTCGACGAAGCGCAGCCAGATTTTTTCACGGGAGCGCTCATTACCAAGTCAAACTTCGATGTTCTGCACAAGAAATCGCTGAGCGCCCTCTGCAGGAAACACGGCATCGCGTCCCTGCATGCCTCGGTCCTTGGCTTCGGACCGATCGAGAAGATCGCGCCCGATCTCCTCAACATCCTCAAGAGGGTCGACGCGAGGTTTTTCGTATCGCGTGTCGAGAAGCGCTATCTGGTCGCCACCAAGCTCTACGACACCTTTTTTGATTCCGGCGAGAACCCGGCGGCGAACTGGAATGCCTACAACGTGAGGGTTCTGAAGCTGACCCTGTGCTTCAAGGTTGCGACGATCCTGACCGAAGAGATTGCCCGCGAGTTCTGGTCAATGCTGATGGCCCGCAACGAGAAACAGGCGCGCGCGAAGATCCCGGCCATTTGCGACGCCATCCTTGAGAACGTGCACCTGCTTGCCGACCAGAGGTCGAGGGATGTCGTCACAGAAACCCTGTTGTGGTCGCGCGGCCACCCGGAAGCCCTCGACATCTTCATCGCGGGGCGCCAAGCCAAGAACGGGCACATGCCGAACATGGTAGCATTCGCCAACCTGCTCGACGGCTTGGAAGGGTTCTCGAAACGGTGGAACCGCCCTCTAAAGAAGATCATCCATGATAGGCAGTCGCAATTCGAGAGTTCGCTTGAAGAGTGGCACCGCTTGTTTTCAAACGCCTCCTGCGAGCCAATCCACCGACCCGGTGAGACAATCGTTCTACGCAAGGTCCCAGGTTCGACCTTCGAGGTCTCGAGCTCCGACGATAGCGCGGGGATACAGATCGCAGATCTGACGCTCTGGCTGTTTCGGCAGTTCCTCGCCGGGAAGGAACTCCCCGAGGGTTCGGCTGCTCTCCTCAGCTACGTGTTCAAGAAGGGCTACCAGCAAGACTTCTCGTTTCGTGGTGTCGGGGCCCAGGTGGAAGTGCAACTCCGCGAGATCATGGAAAAGGATATTCCTCCCGAGGCGATGGAAGCAGGTCGACGTCTGCGCGAAGAGCAGGAACAACTCCGACAGCATCTCATCGCCAAATACGAAGAAGATGGTCTAATGCCGTATCAGCGCGGCCCGTTGAAGTTGGTGTCGCCCGAAGACGACTGAGGCTCTTGTCAATCCCATTCCGGGTAGTGAGACGATTTCTTGCGAGACATCGCATGGTGAGACGGATCGCCCAAAAGCAGCTATCCATAGCGATATACTCGGAGTGGAGCGCGCAGGCAGAGGCCGCGCCGCTGGCTTCCCGGGTCCAGAGAAGGGTCCAGCCGGGGTCCAATCGGCTAACCCATTGAGTTCTTGGTTCCTTCCTAGCGATATTCGTATGCTGGCGGGCGAAGCGCGGGACATCGCCAGCGACAGGGCCGGATTTTTGGGAAGCCACCCGGAAGCCACTGCCGTCTGAACCCGCCTGAAACAACGCAAAATCAGACCCTTGAAGCTGGACACCCCTGGTGGCCGCTGGACCCCACTTGGAGTCCAGTCTGGACCCCGGAGTCCGGAAGCCAGGGGTATCCATCCTGATCCGAGGAATGACCCGCCCATGACGCTGAGCTTCGCCCCAGAGCGGATCGAGATGTGGCCGCTGGCCAAGCTCCAGCCCTACGCAAGGAACGCGAAGGCCCATCGCGCGGACCAGGTCGCGAAGATCGCCGCCAGCATGGCGGAGTTTGGCTGGACGGTGCCCTGCCTCGTGGCAGAGGACGGTGAGTTGATCGCGGGCCACGGCCGGGTGCTTGCAGCCACGCAGTTGGGGCTGACCGAAGCACCGGTAATCGTGCTTGGGCATCTGACCGAAGCGCAGCGCCGGGCTTACCGGATCGCGGACAACAAGCTGACCGAACTCGGCACCTGGGACGAGGCACTGCTGTCAGCGGAGCTGAACGACCTCTTGGCCGAGGATTTTGACCTGTCGCTGGTCGGCTTTTCGGACGGCGAGTTGGACAAGCTGCTGGCCTATGTGCCGGAGGGGGACGGGGAAGAAGGTGCCGCTGGGGGCTCCGTGCCGCCGGTGACCATTCCCGAACCGCCCCGCAATCCGGCGTCTCGCACTGGCGACCTGTGGATCCTCGGCGACCATCGGTTGCTCTGCGGCGACAGCACCAGCGCGGCCGACGTGCGCCGCCTGATGAACGGCGAGCGGGCGATCCTGTTCGCGACCGACCCGCCCTATCTGGTGGACTACGACGGCTCGAACCACCCCACCCGCAACAAGGATTGGTCCGCGTCCTATGGCACGACCTGAGACGACAGTTCGCAGGGCGCGGAGCTCTACGACGGCTTCATCGCCGCCGCGGTCGCAGAAGCCATCACTGAGGATGCTGCCTGGTACTGCTGGCACGCCTCCCGCCGCCAGGCGATGCTGGAGGCCTGCTGGGAAAAGGCGGGGGCCTTCGTCCATCAGCAGATCATCTGGGTGAAGGACCGCGGGGTTCTGACCCGCTCGCACTACCTCTGGAAGCACGAGCCCTGCTTCATGGGCTGGCGCCGCCCGAACCGCCCGCCGAAGGTGGCCGAGCAGACGCTGCCCTCGACCTGGGAGATGCCGTCCTTTGCCAAGGACGAGCGGCCCGACCATCCGACGCCGAAACCCCTCGATGCCTTCGGGATCCCGATGCGCCAGCATGTGGCGCGGGGCGGTCTCTGCTACGAGCCCTTCTCGGGCTCCGGTTCGCAGATCATGGCGGGCGAGGCCAACGGCCGCCGCGTCTTCGCAATGGAAATCAGCCCGGCCTATGTCGATGTCGCCGTGGAGCGCTGGCAGGCCGAGACTGGCAAGGAGACCATCCTCGACGGCGACGGCCGGACCTTCGCGCAGGTGAAAACCGAGCGGCTTGGTGACGGCACCGAACCCGCGACCGATACGCCGGACACGGACGCCGCCCCCGAACCCGCGCGAAAGCGCAAGACCCCCGCGTGACATGCATGACCTGGCTTTACCTTCCTCCGGACGCGCTTCCGGAGCCGGAGACGCATGCCTCTTCGGCCTCTCCCTCTGCTCCGGCGCGGGCGGGCTCGACCTCGGGCTCACCATCGCCATCCCCGGATATCGTGCTGTGGGCCATGTCGAACGGGAAACCTTCGCCGCAGCCACTCTCGTGGCGCGGATGGAAGACGCGTCCCTGGATCGCGCGCCTGTCTGGGACGATGTTGCCACCTTCGACGGCCGCCCGTGGCGCGGCGCGGTGGACATCGTCACTGCGGGCTATCCGTGCCAGCCATTCTCGGTCGCGGGCAAGCGCCGGGGCGCGGACGATCCGCGCCATCTCTGGCCCCATGTCGCCCGCATCATCGGCGAGGTCGAGCCGCCCTTCGTGTTCCTCGAGAATGTCGCCCATCATCTCCGCCTCGGCTTCCTCGAGGTCGCCAGCGGACTGGTCGGCATGGGCTACCGCCTTGCGGCAGGCCTCTTCACGGCGGCGGAAGTCGGCGCGCCCCACAAGCACGAGCGGTTGTTCATCCTTGCCATCCGCGAGGGGGACGAACTTGCCGACCCCGCGCGCCTGCTCTGGCACCCGGTCGAATGGCGGGAACCGGACGGAACTGCTCCGGCTGTGGCCGACGCCCCGTGCCAGCGCCAACGAGAACCGGCAGACGAAGCCGACGCCCTCACAGGCAGCGGGCCAGCACGGCATGAACCTCGCGACGACGGCAGCCCTATGGCCGACGCCGCAGATCGACAGTTTCCGCAGCCGGGGTGGCGAGCGGAAGGACGAGAAGGGTCTGGACCGGATGGCCCGGGACTGGCCGACGCCGATGGCGAACGACGGCTGCAAGCCGAGCGCGGGAAACCGGCGGACGGCCGACCTGACCCATGCGGCGGGGCTGTGGATGACGCCAGCGCGAGTGCGCGCATTGCGCGAGCTCCTTGATGCGGGATGA